AGATGATTGGTGTATCTATGACAGGTATTGCATCAAATAAAGTATTAGATTTAGATGTGACGGAAGCCGCTAATGAAGTAAAAAAAGAAAATGAAAGGGTTGCTAATATGATAGGTATAAATTCAGCAGCTAGATGTACAACAGTGAAACCGGCAGGTACAACATCATTAACATTAGGAACATCAAGTGGTATTCACGCTTGGCATAATGATTTTTACATTAGAAGAATCAGAGTTGGTAAGAATGAGGCTATTTATGGTTACTTACAAAGAAATCATCCTGAATTAGTTGAAGACGAATACTTTAGGCCACATGATACTGCTGTTATATCAGTTCCACAAAAAGCACCTGATGGGGCGACAATGAGAACTGAATCAGCATTCCAATTACTTGAAAGGGTAAAACATATTAGTGAAAATTATGTTAAGAAAGGACATCGTGGTGGAATGAATACCCATAATGTATCGGCTACAATATCAGTTAAAGAACATGAGTGGGATGATATTGGCCAATGGATGTGGCAGAATCAAAAGGCATATAATGGTTTGAGTATATTACCTTACGATGGTGGAACTTATAAACAAGCACCATTTGAAGATTGTGAAGAAGCTACATATGAAAAAATGTTAGAAACATTAAAAAATATTAATTTAGCTAGGGTGACTGAAGAACAAGATGAAACCAATTTGACTGGGGAAATAGCTTGTTCAGCTAATGGATGTGAGATTGTATGATGAGTAAAGAAACAACACCTCAAATGTATTTAGATATGTGGTTATCAGAACAGATACCAACAGGAGAATGGTTACGATTATTGGAATGGAGAACTGATATAAATGAGTTGTATCAGAAACATTTGGAGAAAAAAAATGATTAAATTATTATTTATACTACTATTTTTATTTTCTTGTGATACTAATAATCCAGTAGAACAAGAAATGACATTAATGTCAATGGAACAACACACAATGGCACCTGGTGAATTACCTGAACCATTTATTGTTGGTGGAGAAGAAGTAAATCCACCTTGTCCTAATTGTAAATATCCATTTATGGTATCACTACAACAGGGTGGACACTTTTGTGGTGGTTCATTAGTTAGAGAGGATTGGGTGATTACTGCAGCTCATTGTGTTCAGGGTAGTAATAATGGATTACAAGTTAAAATAGGTTTACATGACATAGATGACACACAAGGTTCTATAGTTAGATATGTGGATCAAATTATAATTCATCCACAATATAGTGGCTGGTCTTTGAATAACGATTATGCTTTGTTGCATTTATCACAACCAGTAACAAACTTTGAACCTATACAATTATGTACAGACACAGAACACGATGAAGAACCTGTAATGGCAACAACGATGGGTTGGGGTGCTACTCAATCTGGAGGCTGGGGTTCTGATATATTACTCGAAGTGGATGTTCCAATTGACGATGATTGTGGAAACTACTCCAATTCAGATATAACAAACAATATGGTTTGTGCTGGATATAATAATGGTGGATATGATTCTTGTCAAGGAGATTCAGGTGGTCCACTTATTATGACAAACGATGATGGAGAGTATGAATTGATTGGTATTGTCAGTTGGGGATATGGTTGAGCGGAAGCAGGGTACCCGGGTGTGTACTCGAAGATACATAGTAGATTAGATTGGTTCTTTAGCTACATTGGAGAACCTGAAGAAGATGAAATACTTTTGGGTGATTTAAACTTTGATGGTCAGTTAAACATTAGTGATGTTGTGTTAGTAATAAATATGATTTTACAACCAGATGATGTATATATACCTGAAATGTATACCGCAGCTGATTTAAACGAAGATGGTGTAATTAATGTTCTGGATGTTATTGGATTAGTTGGTGAAATACTTGGAACAACATTTGCACAATCAGTAAATTGGTTAGAAGAAAACTTTCCAGAATTAAAGACAAAGGAAAGATTAAGTAAGTTAGATAAATCACAATATTTCGCGAAATAGGAGAAATAAAATGGGTAAGCAGGTTAAAAAACACGGATATAGTTGTAAGTTAGTCAGAGTAGTTGATGGTGATACAGCAGATGCTATGATTGATTTAGGATTCAATGTTTGGGTTAAAAATAGAATTAGATTTATGGGTGTAGATGCTTGGGAAAGTAGAACTCGTAATAAAGAAGAAAAAGTTAAAGGATTAGCTGCTAAAGCATATGTAAAAGACTTATTAGAAAATTCAGATGATGGTAAATTTTCAATCATATCACATGGAACTGGAAAGTATGGTAGAGTTCTTGGTGAACTATTCGTAAAAGGACATGAAAAATCAGTAAATGAATTACTGAAAGAAAACGGACATGCTTATGAATACGATGGTGGTAAGAAAAAAGTATTTGGAAGTTAATATAAATAACGGAGAATAACATTGGGAACGATGATAAACAAATAAATAAAAAAGTTTCATTTTTAATAGCATTATGGATATTAGATAAGATAATAATGTTGTTAATGTTATGGTTAATGAAATAGGAGTTAATGTGGAAAGAAATTGGAATCAAGATTGGAGAAAATCAATCATAGTTTTAAGTGGTGGTTTTGACCCTGTACATAAAGGACATCTAAGAATGTTCAGAGAAGCAAGTTGGTTAGGACATCAAGTAATTGTAGGATTAAATTCAGATGAATGGTTATCGAGAAAAAAAGATAAACCATTTATGAAGTTTGAAGAAAGAAAAGAAATTCTTGAAGGATTTAGATATATAAATCAAGTTATACCATTTGATGATAAAGATGATACTGCTAGTGATTTAATCAAACGAGTTCATTCTATTTATGATGGTGAAGAATTTGAACATGAATATGAAGATGCTGGTCATATGGGAATGGTTGGTTATTATAAAATTTACTTCGCTAACGGTGGAGATAGAACTACTGATAATGTTCCTGAAATGGATGTATGTAGAGAATTGGATGTAACAATGTTATGGGGTGTTGGTGGAGGAAAAATCCAATCATCATCTTGGTTGATAAATAATAAAAAATAAACGTTGTTTTATTTAGCTAAAAGGTTATATATTAAGGTATGTATCAAAACATATATGTAGAAAAACCAAAGGATGGTAAACCTACTGTTCATATTTGGGATGACAAAACAGGTTATACTAAATTTCAGTACAAACCATATGCTTATCTAAAATCACCAAGTGGAACATATCGTTCTTTATATGGTGATAAACTCAAAAAAGTAAACTTTTGGACACAAGAAGACTTACAAGAAGGACTTGTATTTGAATCGGATGTTCCAATAGAAACTCGTGTTCTTGTTGATATGTATGGTGATTCTGATGAAATGTCGGAAGGACACAGAGAAGTGTTTTTTGATATTGAAGTTGAAGTCACTGATGGCTTTCCAAATCCAAAGATTGCAGATAATAAAATAACTGCTATAGCTTTATATGACAAAGTTGCTGATAAATATCATTGTTATGTTTTAGGTAATGTACCTAATACAGATGTCGTAGAATCATTCAAATCAGAAGAAGAATTACTACAAAGATTCTATCAAAAATATCTTGAAATCAATCCAACTATATTAAGTGGTTGGAATATTGATGGATTTGATATTCCTTATTTATACAATAGAACTAAGAGGGTTATGGGTGATAGTTTTGCAAATGCTTTATCACCTATAGGAAAAGTTTATTTTAATGATAGACAGGATAGGTTTAGAATAGCTGGAGTATCCTGTCTTGATTATTTAAGGTTATATAAATGGTTTACTTATACACAACAATCATCATACAGATTAGATTTCATTGGACAACTTGAAGTTGATATTGGTAAGATTGAATATGAAGGTACTTTACAAGATTTATATGAAACTGATATAAATAAATATATTGAATATAACTTGAATGATGTGAAGATTGTAAAAGCACTTGATGATAAATTAAAATTTATTGATTTGGCTCGTGGTGTAGGACATCTTGGTCATATATCATATGAAGATAATTTTTTTAGTAGTAGATATTGTGAAGGTGCTATGTTGGTTTATATGAAACAGATTGGTGTAGTTGCACCAAATAAACAATTTGGTACTAAATACGAAAAAGGTGAGAAGTTTAGTGGAGCATATGTTAAAGATCCAAATCCTGGTAGATATGATTGGGTCTTTGATTTGGATTTAACCTCAATGTATCCTTCGACAATTATGACTTTGAATATTTCACCTGAAACTAAAATGGGTAAATTACTTGGTTGGAATGCTGAAGAGTTTATAAAAGGAACACCAAAAACATATACACTTGAAGTTAAAGGTAAGGAAAAGGGAAAATATAATCAAGATGAATTGAAGAGTATGTTTGATAATAATAAAGTGTCTATATCTTCGAATGGTATTATGTATCGATATGATAAAAAAGGTTTAATACCAATTCTATTGGAAAAATGGTTTGATGAAAGAGTTGAGTATAAAAGATTGATGAAGAAATATGGGGAAGAAGGTAATCAAGAAAAACATGGTTATTTTAAGCGAAGACAACATATTCAGAAGATTATTCTTAATTCACTTTATGGTGTATTGGGGTTACCAGTATTTAGATTTTATGATATCGATAATGCGGAAGCAACAACTGTTACAGGACAAGAGTTAATCAAGTTTACAGAGAAGATTGCTAATAAGTATTACAATGATAAACTTGGTGATAAAGAAGATTATTGTATCTATACAGATACCGATTCAGTATTTTATTCTGCAGTTCCTCTTGTAAAAAAAGAACATCCAAATGCTGATTTAAATGATGACAAATTTATGACAGAAAAGATATTAGAAACGGCTAAATCAGTTCAAGATTTTATCAATGAATCGTACAATTTGTTTGCAAGTAAATTATTAAATGTAAAAGGTAAACATAGATTTGATATTAAACAAGAGTGTGTGGCTAAGTCAGCGTTTTGGGTTACGAAGAAAAGATATGGACAATGGATTATCAATGATGGTGGACTTTCATGTGAAAAATTGGATGTTAAAGGTTTAGATATTGTAAGAAGTAATTTTCCAAAAGCTATGAGAGAAATTATGACAAGTGTATTAAAAGATATTTTATTTGGTAAAAGTAAAGATATAATAGATGATAAAATCATAACATTTAAAAATGAAATGAAAAAAATGCCATTGGATGATATAGCTTTACCAACAGGTGTAAAGGGTATGACAAAATATACAGATAAAAAGTCGAGTAAAGGTAATATATTTACGACTGTGTTTAAGGGAACACCTGTTCATGTAAAGGCTTCCATAAAGTATAATGATTTGTTAAAATATTTTGACTTAAATAATGTAGAACCAATAAAAAATAGTTCTAAAATTAAATGGATATATTTAAAGAATAATAACTTGGGTATAGAAGCTAGTGCATTTAAAGGTTATGATGACCCTGTAGAAATAATGAAATTTATAGAGGAACATGTAGACTATGATAGGTTGTATAAAGGTGCTATGGAAAAGAAAATTAAAATGTTTTATGAGGCATTAAATTGGGAATTACCAGTCGACAAAAAAAATACATTAGAAAGATTTTTTTAACGTTGACTTATATAGTAAAAGTTTTGTATATTTAATAAATAAGTTATAGGAGAAAATAGTAAGATGCAAAAAACAAAGTTAAACAAATTCATTCAAAAGTATAATTTGGGTGGAAATGTTAATTCAGTAAAATGGAAATCAAGCGGTGACGCTTTAAAAACATCATTTGTAACACCTGATAAATCTTTACTTGGTGAGGTTAGTGTATCTAACTTTGGTTTTGAGGACGCCGAACTTGGTGTATATCAGACAGATCAGTTACAAAAATTAATAAGTGTATTGGGTGAGGATATATCAATGAATTTATCTAAATTTGGTGATAAAGTTGTATCACTTAATGTAGAAGCTGATTCAGTTTCAGTTGATTATGTATTATCAGATTTATCTGTTATATCAGATCCACCATCATTAAAAAGGTTACCCGAATTTGAAACGGAAATTAAACTTGATTCTAATTTTATTAATACTTTTATAAAAGGAAAGTCGGCTTTAAGTGATGTTGATATGTTTACTATATTGAAAAATAAACATGGTAAGTGTGAAGTTATAATTGGTTATTCATCAACAAATACAAATCGTGTAAATATACCAGTTGATTGTGATGTCTGTGAAATAGATACACCAATAACATTCAATGCTAATCTTTTCAAAGAAGTATTGGTTGCTAATCGTGAATGTTCATCAGCTGTTCTTCATGTTTCTAATGAGGGATTAGCAAAAGTTAATTTCAAGGTTGATGATTATGATTCAACTTATCATATAGTTGCAACGCAGGATGTTGATTAATGAAATATTATTATAAGTTAAAAGTTCCAGCAGGAACATATTCTTCAAATAATATATTTTCTTTGTTATGGGAAATGGTGAGACATAGACTATGGCATTTAATTAAACATAGGAGATGGATGGATTAATGGGTTATGAAGATGATATGCATGATTATTATGAAGAACAACGATTAAAAATTCCGTTTGAAAAAGGTTCAATGAAGTTTAAACGAACTAATATAATATCTTGTAATGGTGTGAAATTTACAAGTGTGATATGGAATTATATTTGTTGGGTATTAGCAGGTAAACCAGATAATTGGAGAATAGATGCAACATAGTTTATGGGTAGAAAAGTATAGACCAAAAGATTTATCAACTTATATTGGTAATGAACATCTTAAAGAAAAAGTGAAGGTATATCTCGAATCAGAAGATGTACCTCATCTATTACTTTATGGAAGAGCTGGTACTGGTAAAACAACATTAGCAAAGATTATTACATCTAACATAGATCTTCATCTGTAGGTTTCAAATCCTTGAAAGTAATTATACTTGACGAGTGTGATTATCTTACACCAAATGCACAGGCTGCATTGAGAAACCTAATGGAAACCTTTTCAAAACATTGTCGGTTTATTCTTACTTGTAATTATGTAGAAAGAATCATAGACCCAATTCAATCAAGATGTCAATCATATAAAGTTGTTCCACCTTCAAAGAAAGAGGTTGCACAACATATGGTAAGTATATTAGATTCTGAATCTGTTAAGTATGAACTTGATGATGTAGCTTTAATTGTGAACGCGGGTTATCCTGATATTCGTAGAGTTATCAATTCTGCTCAGAGACAAGTTGTAGATGGAAAGTTAAAAATCGATGTAAGTTCAGTAATTCAAAATAATTATAAAGTTAAATTATTGGATATGTTATCTAATGGTGCTAAATTTAATGATATTAGACAACTTATTGCAGATAATTCTATTACTGATTATGAAGAATTATATAGATTATTGTATGATGAGGTAGAAACTTATAGCAATGGTAAAATTGCTGAATGTATTTTGGCAATAGCTGAAGGTGAATATAGAGATGTACAGGTTGTTGATAAAGAAATAAATTTTATGTCAACTATAATAAAATTAATGAGGATATAATATGAAAATATTTGAAGTAGAACACAACAGTTGGGAAAAACCAATAATTCGTGTAACATTACACAATCCACCATATGAAAATGAGAATATTTTATGGAAAACTGGTTGGAAAGAAAAAGATGTAACAATTAGAGAAATAAAACAAAACAAGGAAAGTAAATAATGACAATGATTAAGGGTAAAGGTTCTGGTGGAGCACCTACTTTAGATAATATAGATTTAACACATGCCAAAGATATCATATGTGAAAAATGTCAAGGTAGAGGCTTTAAACAAACAATGATGTTAAAAAGATTATCTGCTCTTGTTTCACCGAATGGTCAAGAGGCAATAATACCCGTTATGGCATTTGCGTGTGACACTTGTGGTCATATCAATAAAGAATTTTTGGATGCGGACATAGGTCAGGCAGGTTAATGCCTTTCTATACCTTTAAATGTCCAACTTGCTCTGTTGTAGAGGAAGTGAATCAGGGTATGAATAAACCAGCACCAAAATGTAAAAAATGTGACACACACAGTGTTGGTATTCATATTCCAATAATGGAGAGAGTTTGGCAACCAACGGGTAAACCAAAATTTAAGGGTAGCGGATTTTATGAAACAGATTATAAGAGGAAAAAGGGATGACGATTGTAGATTGGATGAACCAGTTGTTGGTTCATAAGAAACATTGGGATGAATTTACAGAAGATGAACAGAAGAAGTTCAGCCCATTTATAATCAATCGTTGGTTATCAATGGATAATGAGTTTATCGAAATAGTCAATTATTTTCAGAAATATTCTATAGGCTTATTGGAATCTAAAGAAGTTTATAAATGGTATTGTGATGTATTACCTAAAGGTAGACGCTTTAATAAATACATTAAAAATAAAAAACAAAAAAAATATGATGAGTTTTTAATAAATACGTTGTGTGAATACTTTAAATGTAGTAAATTAGAAGCGTCTGAATATATTCAATTAATTAATAAAGAAGATTTAATAATAATATTAGAAAAATATGGAACAAGTTCTAAACAAATCAAAAATATCTGTAAGAGAAATCTCTAAAAAAATAGCTAAAGATATGATTGTAAAACATCATTACAGTCATACTTGGACTATGTGTAGATATGCT